GAAAACTTAAATAATCAAGTTAATTGTTCGCAAATAAGATTCATGTGCACCACAACTGCGAATGCGTAGGATGTTGCGTGTGATTTCTTAAAAAAGTATTTGTCGTCAGTTGGTTTAATCCAAACTTCTTTCATTATTGTGTCCCAATCTTTATTGAGTAGATATCTTTTGCTAGGTCGTATAATTGCCAACACAGCCGCCAATTGTTCTATATTTTTTGGCTTTAATGTTTTTAAAATATCATTATGTCCGTTCAAGTGGAAAACTTGATCACTAAATTCTTTGGCTTCTAATAATTCCCATACTGGTTTTGTTGTCATTAATTTGTTTAAGTGATCGTTGTCTTTTACATTTTTGTATATACTTACATTTAAGCAATCCAATTTAAAATAGTTTCTATCTTCAGCAGTTTCATAATCTAAAGTAGATAGATTAGTTGCAGGGTCATGCGGTATCTCTGTAAAGTAAACACCAGTATTGTGCTTTTTACCATTTTCTAATTTGGCTACTCTGTGTTTTAGTTTTTCTAATAACACATTTCTATCTGCAAAGTCTATATCTACATCAAACATTATAATACCAATTTACTGTGTCCGCCACCTATTTCACCTTTAACCCAAACATTGAATGACAGTGTGTGTCTTACATTAGTTGTGCTAGTGTTGGCTTCAACACTGTGATTTAAAAAACTTGGAAACATAACTAAATCCCATTTCTTTGGACTAATTGCCATTTTAGATTGATGATATAGATAACTTCTTTTGTTAACATAATCGAATTCATCTTTGTGATCTAATTTTACTGTATCAGTAAAAATATTTGTATGATTTTTATCTTTATGAAATACAATATTTGCTGTGTCTTGACAGTCTGATAAAAATAATACTCCGGATATTAAACTGTTACTATGATAATGTTCTTGTATAAAATGATTATGTTCATATCTATTACACCAACTTGTTGTGATAATAAATCTATGCTTTTCGTGTATGTCTAAATATCCATGCATAAATTCGCTTACCTGAGTTTCAATTTCATTTTTGAGTGGCATTAAGTTTTCATTATCTAGTACGTAATCATCTTTAGATATGTATGATACTTTGTGTGATCGTTCAACATATTCTATTTTTTCTTTTAGAAAGTTTTCACTTTCTTCATATGGTTGTATTTGTGTTTGACAAAGTGGTATTCCAAACAATGGAACAACATTGTGTTCTTTGATCATAGTCCTGCCTCCTTTACAATTTCTTTTATCATTTCAATATCTGCTGGTAATCGCTTAAATCTTAATGCCCAATGTGATGGATCCATCACCGGATACACAATCTGTAATTGTTCATCATTAAATTTCTTCATCATAACTTTACCGCTTTTACAATTTAATATCAACCAAGGAGATATCTTTCCGTCTTTAATATCAATTACTGCTCTGTTTAGACTTGCATATCTAAAATAATCTCCCCATGGTGCTTGTTTTTCGTCTCCCCAATCCATCATAGTTTTGATTGATCTTTCCATTGCTGTTTCAACTCGTTCTCTTAAAATTAAATCTCCTGCATATTTCAAATACATTTCTTCTCTGCACCAATGATCTAGTTTTACGCCAGATGTAACAACATAATCGATATACTTGTTTGGATACAACGGCTTAACATTACTGATAAAACTGCCAAATTTTACAAATGCTGTATAATAAGGAGACTTACAAAAGTCTTCATACGATTTTGATTTACTAGATTTTTGACATAGTTCATAAAATCTCATAAATGTTTGATATCCTAGTTGTACTCTACGTTCATCTTTTTGTACAAATCTTCGTTTTTGTTCACACATATGCACTGATAAAGTTTTTTCTTTGGCAAATTTTGCATTACAGTATTTGCACGAATAAAGTTTTTCAATCATTAAAATGTTTTCTTAATTTGTTCTTTTGTCATTCCTGAGTCTTCTGCCAACTGCTTTAATTCTTTTGTTGAGTTAATACTTGCTAACAATTTTAATTCATCTTCTTTTCTAGACGGATATAATTTTTCTAAAAACTTCATTGCTTTTGCTGTGCTGTTATTACCTTTTTGTTTATAGCCAATCCATTCATGATATCTTATTGATTTTTTATCATCAGCAGTCATACACAATAGATACCATAATAATTTTTTGTGTTTAGTTAGTGTAAAAAAATGCTTATTGTAATATTGATTTGTTTTAAATATTTGCAGTTGCTTGTCTTCATTTTTACCTTTGATAGCACTAACATATCTATTCAATAGATAAAATGATACCTGTTTTCGTTCATCATCAGACAAGTCGTCCCATACATTTTTAGCATTCATATCAATAGCCGCCAATATATCTTTTAAAGGTAGTTTGTTAGTTTTGATTACCATCTGTCTTCTTTTATTAAATTGTATATTAATTTTAACTTCTTTAATTGGATTTGTAAAGACTTGTTTCCTTCGTTTGCATAATCCACAACTTCGCTTATCTCCAATTCGTTCAAATGCCACTCAGGATATTTTGGTTCTTCGATCAGCACACGTTCACCCTTGCCATTAATTGGTCTTGCATACACAGTTGCTCCTCCATCTGGACTTTCATAAATCATTGCAGGTTCTTTTTTTTTTGGCATTATAGTAATGATGTATATTCTATACTTTCACACTGTCTTGAAATATCTTTAACAAAAAAAGCACAATCTGGACTTTTATTATTTGTTAATGGTGTAGATAAAAGTTGATTGTTTTTTATTTTTGGAAAGTACCATTTTACATCATTGTAAAAATTAACAACATTGACTTCGTAAAAGTCTGCTTTAAATCCATCTAATGGATTAAAAATAAATGCTGAAAAACCTCTATCGGCAATGCTGGTTAGTGGAACAACTTCAACAGTGTTGCTGTCTTCTTTGTCACCTACTGCTATGCTCCAATCAAGAGGCATAGTAACTTCTTTACCGCCTATTTCTAAAACTATTGCCGGAGCATTGAATGATTCAATGTATATCAAAGGCAAGAAAAAGAAATCAGGTTCTTTGGGATTACTGTTATCTAATACACTGAATGCCATATCATCTGATACTGTTTGTGGCATTTTGTTTAGATCATATGGAATATTTTCCACTGTTAATATTTTCATTTGTCTGTTCCTTCCGAAAATGAATGAGTTATGTCACTGTGATCGTAATAAAAGTAGTGTGTGCCTGTTTTTGGTGCTTGGTATTTTGCCTCTAATGGAAGATAAGTGCCTGATGTAAATGATGTACCGTCTGGTGATTCATAGCCGTGTATGTGCCAAGGATTGTCAACACTCATTATTGGTGTGTTAGTAGCATATGAAACAAATTGTATACAAGCATTATGAAAATTATCATGTATTGCTTTGACGTGTTTGCCTTGATCCTTTTGAGTGTTACTAGCATGAATTATTAGAGCGACATTTTCTTGTTTTAGTTTACTAGCAAGATTCTCGCCTCCCCAATAATAATTTCCTACAAGGTCATTACAGATAAGAGCACCAATCTTTAATTTTTCTTCTCCTTTTGTAAGTGTAACAACTGGAGGTTTAGTTTCTTTTTCACAGTCATCATCAAAACTTACTATCTTTGTTTTCTTTGTTGAACCGATATATTCGCCTTCTTGATTATAAAATCTTAATTGATTTGATTTAAATCCAAAAAAAGCACCATTAATTTTATCTTTGTCGTCTAGCCAAAGTGTTCCTATGATTAATCCTAACTTGTTGCTCGAAGCATACTCTACTAATTTTGTCATTGCATCTTCAGTTTCTTTACAAGTGTGTATGGTATATGCTGGTGTGTTATACCCACTCAATGATGTCTCAGGTGTAAACAAATAATCTACTTTGTTTTCAACTGCCCATTCACACGCCTTCATTATTGCTTCAAAATTTGTTTTAACATCATTTGTAACTGGTATTTGTGCTCCGGCTATTCTCATTTCGTCCAATCTACTTTCTCTATCGAAAACGGATAGTTTGCTTCTTTGTAAAATTTTTTCCTGTGTGTTAAATGTCTTTTAGCAAATTTACAACTTGAAGTTAAATCCCAAATCTGCACAAAGTCTTTGTCTTTGGCTTTACGTATGCCTCTTCCAATTGATTGAATTACTCTAACAAACGACTTGCCAGGTTCAATTAATATTAAATTAAATATTCTTGGTATGTTGATACCTACACTGGCTACACCATATGTTGCTACAATAACTTTGTTGTCTTTGTCACTGATTTCGTCATATTGTTCTTTTCTATCTGCTAACTTTGTTTCTCCTTGAATAAACACACTATCGTCTATTATTTCACATAATTTTTTTCCTGCTGTTAATCTATCAACTAGCACAAGAGTGTTTCCTCCGCTTTTAATTTTATTAACTAACTTGCCGATGTAGTCTAATCTTCTTTCATTAGTAACCAAATATTTTAATTCTTCTTGATAGTTTGTGTAAACTTCAGTATCAATTAGTTGTACAATATTAACATGACATTTAGACAATACTCCTTTATCCTGTAATTCTTTTGCTGATATTTGATTTACAACAGGTCCAATACTTGCTAATATACTTTGAAATTCAAATTGTTCTTTAGGTACTGTGCCTGTTAGTCCCCATCGTACTGGAGCATTTCTAAGATGTTGTGTTAGTAATTTTTTAAGTACTTCTGCTTTTGCTTGGTGAACTTCATCTATAATAACAGTTCTAACACCTTCTAAAAAATCTGACAATGTCAATACAGATTCTCCTGCTTTAGATTTTTTATCTAATACATTTAAACTTTGCCAAGTACAAATTGTGTGCGTACGATTTAATTCTTTTCTATCTCCAAAGTATACACCCACGTCTAAACCAACATTAAGATAATCTTCTTCTGTTTGTGTTACTAAACCTTTGTTAGGCACGATTACTAAAGTACGTCCAAACTTTTCGCATATGCTACTTAATGCCGCCGTGATAATTGTTTTACCAGCACCAGTGGCAACTTCTTGTAAACTTTGTGGTTCTTTGATAAAATTATTAATCACATCCACTTGATAATCTCGCAATTCAATTGCTTGTCCTTCACATATGTGTCCTTTGGGCCACGATTTATCTGCAAAATAATCTTTATCAATTTTATCAAATACTAAATCGAATTTATGTCTTTTGTCATCTACTTCTTCAATCTCAACACCCGATTCGTGTAGATATTCTATAATCTTTTCTAAATGATTCACATAGCCATTACCACCTAAACCAAAGAAACCAACCTTACCATCCCATCTACCTAATTTGTACTGTGGCAAGTAACGTGCATAAGGCACTGAAAATTTAAACTTATTTGCAATCTTTCTTCTAACGTCAACAGGCAATCCTTCGATCTTTACATTGACCTCGTCTGTGATTACAATTTTACATCTCATATAGTGTCTGCTCCATAATGGATCCGATTCCAATAACTTTCTTGTCCATTGATTTGTAACTGTAAATCAATTGTGTTAACATATTGATCAACCTTAGAATAACTTCTAGTGTTATCACAAACTAGTACCGCTTCTGGTTCCCATTCAGATGTTAACAACGGCTTCGGAATCTTCTTACTTGTAATATACACTATTTTTGTTGATTTTGCAAGTGAATTATTTAATTGATTGTCTTTGACATAGTCGTTAAATTCTTTACCAAAAGTTGTTGAGTTTTTACATCTTGCCAACACAGCAATTTCGTTATTTGGTATAATATTTTTAAACATCTTGTGTGTACTATGCAAGTCTTCCAAACTGTCTTTTTCTGTGTTACCTTTCACAACAACCATTAATGGAAATCTTCGTAACTCCATAATGGTATCTATAACATTTTCAATGGGCCATTTTTTTAAATCTATATTGATTCTGGAGTATTGTCTTTCTATAATTGCTTTGGATAGTGCAGACAGGTTGTGTATTGATTGTGTTAACTCATCTTTATCAAAATATTTCAAACCCATTTTTTCTTTTCTATCGTAATATAGATATAAATTTTCTTTAACAGGATCGCCAAAATATTCTTGATGATATTTTGTAACTACTTCTGACGTATTTTTTATTTGATAATTGTAAATGCCAGGTACATATTGCTCAGATTTTTTGTAAATCTTTTCACACTGATCATGAACATCTAATAATACAGGGTCTATATCTTTAATTTTACTTTTAAATTTAGATATTAATCTATGTGTGATTTTTTCTGTATAAGGTAAAATATATTTGTCTTTTAATCTTTGTGAATAATATCTACTTAGGTCGGCGACTAGTAATTTTCGGACTTCATTTATAATTTTTGTATAAGTCATATTAAATGGAAATCTTATCACAATAACTTTGTTTGGAACAAAACCTGACCAATAAGGTTCTACAAAGTTTATTCCTTCTTCTAATCTGATG